AACAACTCCCATAGTGATAAACGAAGTAGAGTACATTTTTGAAGACATGACTGAGCAGCAGCAGGTGATGGTAAATCACTGCAATGATCTAGACAGAAAGATCAGGTCCACTCAGTTTAACCTTGATCAACTTTCAGTAGGCAAAGACGCATTTATCAACATGCTAGTTGCTGACCTGGAGAAAGAAGAGCCAGGAGAGTAATTAGACATGCCAACGGTTAAAGAAGCCATCCAGCGCCTAGACGCTCACGAACGTGAATGCTTGACTCGATACAAAAACATTGAGAAGCAACTGGACGCTGGGACCAAGCGCTTTGATGATATAGATAAGCGCCTGTGGTTTCTTTACCCGCTGGTCATTGCATCGCCTTTGCTTGAAAGGCTTATTCAGTGAGTATATTTACGGCGTTAATCGGCCCGGTTGCAGATATTGGCAAGACGTACCTGGCTAATAAGGCTGCGGAAAAGCAGGCCAAGCATGACGCCAAGATGAATGTTATCCAGAACAGTGCTGACTGGGAGAGCAAGATGGCAGATGCCTCTAGCAGCTCCTGGAAGGATGAATTTTGGACCATTGTGTTAGCTATCCCAGTGTTTATGGTTGGCTACGCAATAGCAGCCAATGACGTGTCGGTAATTGACCGGGTGGCTGAAGGATTTGAGGCGCTAGACAAGCTGCCTGAGTGGTATCAGTATTTATTATTCATCGCGATCAGTTCCAGTTTTGGTATTCGCGGTGCCGGAAAAATTATGGAGATGCGCGGTAAGTAGCCGCCTCCGTCGCTCTGCAAAGGAAGTATAAATGGCATATGTTAGCGTAGACATTCCAGCAGGTATCTTTAAGCATGGTACTGACCTGGATTCTGTAGGCCGGTGGCGAGATGCTAACCTCATAAGGTGGCAGAATGGCTCTGTGCGGCCTGTTGGCGGCTGGACTACCCGTAAGGCCAGTGCGTTTACTTACGCCCCCAGAGGCGCTATTACATGGACTGATAACAGTGCAGACGCCCACATCGCGGCAGGCACTTATGAAAAGCTGTACCACGTTAATAAAGTGGGCACGGTTTCTGACATTACCCCTACCAGCTTTACCACTGGCGACCTTAACGCAGACCAGAATCTTGGCTACGGCGGTTCGTTCTATGGCACCTCTTACTACAGCACAGAACGTCCTAGTGACGGCGTGCCAGAAGAGGCCACATCCTGGTCCATGGATACCTGGGGCCAATATTTGATCGCCTGTTCATCAAAGGACGGCAAAATATACGAGTGGCAGTTAAATACCGGCACCCCCGCTGCAGCAATTACAAATGCCCCGGTAGGCAATGGCGCTATTGTCGTTACTGAGGAGCGCTTTATCTTTGCTCTAGGTGCAGGCAATAACCCGCGCCTTGTTAAGTGGTGTGACAGAGAAGACAACACTGATTGGACGCCCACAGCGGTTAACCAGGCTGGTGACCTTGAGCTGCAGACCTCTGGCGAGATTATGTGTGGCATCCGAGTGAGAGGCCGTACACTTATCCTGACCTCCCTGGACGCGCACGTCGCCACATACAATGGACCGCCAACTGTTTACGGCTTTGAGCGGGTTGGCACATCTTGCGGCACCATATCTCGCATGGCTGCAGTAGCGGTAGACGAAGGGGCCTTCTGGATGGGCTCTAAGAGCTTCTTTACTTATAACGGATCTTCCGTACAGGAAATGCCCTGCGATGTCTCAGATCACGTTTTTAAAGACATAAACCACGCGCAGAAAAGCAAGGCGTTTGCAGTCAACAACTCGCAGTTTGGTGAGGTGTGGTGGTTCTACCCCAGCGCCGACTCTCTGGAGAACGACCGATACGTTGTGTTCGACTACAAGGAAGGCCACTGGAACATTGGTGAGCTGTCTCGCAGCTCTGCAGTTGATGCTGGTGTATTCTCTAACCCAATTATGTTTGATACCGCCGGTAATGTGCTAAACCACGAGACCGGGTACTCGCACAATGGTAGTGAGACATTCCTGGAGAGTGGGCCTATATCGATTGCTCAGGGCGATCAGATCGCCAAAGTAAATGAGATTATCCCAGACGAGCTTAACCAGGGCGAAGTTACCCTGACCTTCAAGACCAGGTTCTATCCTAATGACTCAGAAGTTAGCCACGGGCCGTTTGCTCTTGCTAACCCAACAGGCGCCAGGTTTAGTGGTCGCCAGGTCAGGATGCGTATTAATGGAACTGAGCTTAAAGATTGGCGTGCAGGCAAGATGCGGCTTAATGTAATCCCAGGCGGCAAGCGATGAGCCTGGCTGAGAACCCGCCACCCCCGTTAGGTCCAGAATGGAAGCCCTGGGGAGAGCGACTTGTTAGCTTTCTAGCCAGGACTAAAACCAAGCTGGCCTATTACATAGCGGGTGACACGGCGGCAGAAGATGGCGTCGTATTGTGGGACCGAACTGGTTACCCAGTAGTGTCCAAGAATGGTGAGTTTAGGCAGATTGTATTAGCTGACGGTTATGGTGAGTTTTCAGCCACCAGCAGCATTACTGCGGCGTCGGTAGACACTGCGTACAATATATCGTTTACGTCGGTAAGCGCTAATGGTGGATTGAGCATTGATCCCAGCGATAATACAAAAATTAGGTTTGCTGAAGCGGGGGTGTATTCTATTGCGGGACACCTGCAGCTTAAATCGTCAAGCGGATCAACGAAGACAGCGTATTATTGGATGGCTGTTAATGGCACAAACCTGGACCACTCAGAAAGGGTTACGGTGCATGCTAACGATCAGTTTATTGTCTTGGCTGTTAGTGATCAAGTTGAGGTAACTGCAGGCTCTTATATGCAGGCAAGGTTTGCGGTTAGTGATACCGATTTATGGCTTGATGGGTCTGCCGCAACATCTTTTGCGCCAGCGTCCAAGCCAATTGACCTTACAATAACCAGAAGCCGTCAATAAATGCTATAATCGGCCAATTATTTAGGGGGATATATGGCAGATTTACAAGAAGAGCTAGATCGCTGCGAGAAGTGGATAAAGGCAGCATTAGAGTACAGTGGCGGGACGCACGAGTACCAGGACATTGTTGAAGCCATAAAGAACGGATACATGCAGTTTTGGCCAGCAGAACACGGCTGCGCTGTTACAGAGATAATATCGTTTCCCAGGAAGAAAGTGCTGCACATTTTTTTGGCGGGTGGCGAGAAGAATCAGATAGTTGACATGGACGAGTCGGCGGTAGAGTTTGCAAGACAGCAAGGATGCACGGGCATGACTGTTGCTGGCCGTAGAGGCTGGGCAAGGGTCTTATTAAGCAAAGGGTGGACCGAGGCGTTCACGACACTTAGCAAGGATATATGATATGAGCGGTGGCAAGGGCGGTGGTCAATCCACAAAAACAGAAATACCAGTGTGGGCAGAGAACGCAACAAAGCGGAATCTAGCGCGAGCTGAAGAGGTCCAGAAGATTGGCTACATGCCATACTATGGCCCAGACGTTGCTGGATTTACGCCTAGCCAACAGGCTGCGATGCAGAACAACTTGAGTGCTGCTTCCGCGTTTGGAATGGCCGCACCTACCGATGCTATGGCTGGAATGCCGCAAGCTCAAGACTTTGGTGGCGGTATATCTGGATACAGCTCTGGCGGGTTGTTCGACCAGGCTGTTGCTGAATTTGAGGCACGAAAGCCTGCCTACGCAAAAGAATACAATGAGCTGTTTGCTGGCGGAAATACGGATATGTCTAACGCTTATCCTTCCTACCCTGGCTCTGACAGACTTGGCAGCATTCCGGTTGACTATAACCCCTACGCAGGCTCCAGAAACACAGCTCCAATGCCTGACACTCGCGGGGGCAACATTGAAGTCGTTGGACAAGACTTTAGTAGCCGCAACAATAGAATCGACCCCTATGACTACGGATCACACGAGCAGGTATTCCCTGAAGAGTTTCAGTTGAGCGCAGCATTGCCAGCTATGAGCGCCCCTTCATTGGCGGCAGCCGCGCCCCAGACAGTAATGCCGCAACTGCAGCAACTTAATATTCCCTCAGCTCCTGGCAATCAGTTAAGCCTGCCTGCAGCGCCAAAGAAAGGCATTGATCAGATGATGTTCGATATGCGAAACGTAGGGAGGATTTCATAATGGCTTCAGGTAACGGTGTACCACAACAAGTAGGCATGGCTGGACAGCAAAGAATGCAGCCTGGCCCTATATCCCCATCTCAGGTTAACTATGGCCCGTCAGTAACGGAACCGCCAGGACAGCGCCCAGTACCGCAAGATGAGAATGTAATGAGTGTAGGACGCCCTGTAAGGCCGCCAAGCGATTTAATTGTCAAAAGGACTCCTACGCCACAGTCTGGACCTAAGCTGGCGCCTCCCGCTGGTGGCGGCGGTAATCAACAGCAACAACCTGCCTATGACTCTGGCTCATGGGCGGACCACGGTGCTGTCGGCAAAAGGGCAGATGGTTCAAACATATATTTTAATGACACCGACTCACCATATTACACTGGCGGTAATCAATCACAACCTGCCGCTGGTGGTGGCGGTAAAGCTGGCGGTCGCGTACAGCAGCAGCAACAGCAGCAGCAACAGCAAGCTCCGCAAGCTCCAAACATTAATCAAAGTGCCGCGCGGGGTATTCAGGGCGCTATGGCTGGCGCTACTAGAGAGATGAACTATCAGCCCATGAACGTGCGGTCTCCTGGCTATCGGGCAACTCAGACTGGCGCACAGGGTTACGGCGCGGCACAAGCTGGCGCTAGAGGGTTCCAGGGTGCTGATGTAGGCGCAACAGGCTATGGTGCAGCTCAGGCTGGAGCCACTGGCTTTGGTGCCGCAGATGTTGGCTCTCAGGGCTTCCAAGCTGCTGGGCTAGGCGCTCAGGGCTATGGCGCAGAGCGTGCAGGCGCTACTGGATTCCAGGCTGCTGGACTCGGCGCTCAGGGTTATGACGCTGCTCGCACTGGGGCAACTGGATTTGGCGCAGAAAGATTAGGCGGAGCTCCGACAGTAACGTCCAGAGATGTGACGGCTGGCCAGTTAGCTGGCACTGACCTAAGTCAGTATTACAACCCTTATGAGAGCCAGGTTGTGCAGTCTACACTGTCTGACCTAGATCGCGCCCGACAGATATCAATGGGCCAGGCTGGAGCTCAAGCAAGCGCAGCAGGTGCTTTTGGTGGCTCTCGACAGGCTTTGATGGAGGCAGAGACTAATCGCGCATTTGCCGAACAAGCCGCACGATCTGCAGGCCAGTTACGTCAGGCTGGATTTACTCAAGCCCAGGGCATGGCGCAACAAGACATTGCTGGCAGAATGCAGGCTAGCCTTGCTAACCAGCAGGCGGGTCTACAGGCTGGCACTACTAGCGCTAACCTGGCACAACAAGCAGCCCTGGCCAATCAGGCGGCTGGTATGCGTGCAGGTGAGTTTAGTGCATCCGCTGCTAACCAAGCAGCTCTTGCCAACCAGGCTGCTCAGAACCAGGCTCGACAGTTTAGCGCACAAGCTGCTAACGTCGCTGGAGCGCAAGCATCTGCTCAACAACAGGCTGCAAGTCAATTTGGCGCATCTGCTGCCAATCAGGCTGCTCTTGCTAATCAAGCCGCAGCGAATCAAGCGGCACAGTTTGGCGCAGGGGCTCAGAACCAAGCCGCTGCACAGGCATCTGCACAACAACAGGCAGCATCACAATTTGGCGCAGCAGCAGCTAATCAGGCCGCAGCACAGAGGTCAGCGCAGCAGCAAGCAGCCTCTCAGTTCGGTGCGTCAGCAGCCAACCAGGCAGCCTTAGCTAACCAGGCAGCATTGAATCAAGCAGGACAATTTGGTGCCGCTGCTCAGAACCAGGCTATGGCTCAGGCGTCAGCGCAACAGCAGGCGGCTTCTCAGTTTGGGGCATCTGCCGCGAACCAGGCGGCACTGGCTAATCAAGCGGCGCTTAACCAGGCATCGCAGTTCGGCGCAGGCGCAGCCAATCAGGCCGCTTTGGCGAACCAAGCAGCACTTAACCAGGCTGGTCAGTTTAACGCCTCACAGGCAATACAGGCGCAGCTTGCTAATCAGGCGGCAGGTCTTACTGGTTCATCGCAACGTCTTGGCGCGGCAGGTCAACTTGGCTCACTGTCTAACCTTGGTTTCGGCATGGGACAGACTGTTAACCAGAACCTACAGCAGCAGGGTATGCTACAACAGGCTCTACAGCAGCAGCTTATTGAGGCAGCTAAGGCGCAGTTCCAGGGCTACCAGCAGGCTCCATACACATCTATCGGATTACTGTCACAGGCTCTTGGCGCGTCTCCAATACCTCAGACTCAAACTACGCAAAGAAACCCTGGCTTCTTTGATTATTTAACTCTTGGCGCAGGAATGTACTCTTAAAAGGTTTATTATGTTTGGATATCAAAAGAAAGACGACAAAGAAGAAATGCTGCGCAAGGCTCTAATGAGCTCTAAGATGGTAGACCCGTCAATGATGGCGGGTATGACTGCTAGCGATGGGGCTATCAATAACTTTGCTGCCCCAGCGGCTCCATCTGAAAGCATGTTAGGCATGCAGGCTCAGACAGGCGCAATTGACAACACTGCGGCTGCTATGGAATCCTTAAGCCAAGCTCAGACGTTAGACCCTGCGTTTCTACAAGCACAGCAAAATGCTGAGTCAGATATCGCTAGAGAGCAAATGATGAAAGAGCTTGCAAGCGCCTCTGCCGGTATGGCTTACCAGCCCGCCTCTGCAGAAATGATACCCTTGCAGCGCGGAGGCGGAATGATGGCAATACAGGCGCCGCCAATGATGATGGGCCAAACATCTGCATCGCAAGGCCAAGATATAATGGGCCTATTAAATAGATTTAAGTAACGGGAGCTCGATAATGACACCAGAACAAATGCAGGCTGAGATGGAGCGCTTGAAGACAATGGGCGCGTTTGGCCCACAGCAGCTTCCACAGATGCCACAGATGCCTGGGGCTAATTATCAGCCAGGCGCTGTCAATAACATACAGAGCGCTGTAAATCAGAGCATGATGCCTGCTGCCACAATACCGCAGGCAATGCAGCCAGCGCAGCCCCTACAGATGCCACAAGCCCCGCAAGCTCCCCAGGAGAAGCCAGGGCTATTGTCTCGTATCGGATCTGGCATTCAGGACTTTGTGCAGGATAAGGACCGCATGATGGACCTGCAGGCCGCATTTAACAGTATGCGCTATGCTCCAGATGCAGGCATACAGCAGGCTTATGCTGACCGTCAGAAGATGCGCACAGTATCCGCGCAGGCTAACCAGACTGCTGCTTATTTAAGACAGCAGGGACAACCTGAGCTTGCCGCCATGGTTGAAGCTAATCCAGCCCTTGCAAAAGATGCTCTCGCTGAGTTTACAAAGAAGAAAATGGGCACCAGCTACGCCTCTAAAAACATCGGATCAATCCAAGTTGCAGAAGAAGACATGACGGTCGGCGATACGCAGCTTAAGGCTGGCGATCAGTACGTTATTACTTACGATCCTAATGCAGAAGACGGATACTCTGTTACTAAACTAGGCACGCGAGGAGTGACTTCTCAGGCAAAAGCGCAATTTGAAAGTGAATCTCAATATAGACTTGCTGACGTTGAAGCCGCAAGAGAGAGAGGCGAGAAAGTATTCGACCAGTCTCAACAGCTTAATCGATCTATCAATATTATGAAGCAAGCTAGGGATTTAGCTGCGTCCCCAGAAGGCGTTAGAAGTGGTGTTATTGATCGGTTTTTACCTGCGTTTGACGCAAACACTGCGCTGTTTCGCTCACTCAGAACAACTCTTGGCATTGACGTAATTAACAGCGCTACGTTTGGAGCGCTTAGTGCGGCTGAGTTAAATTTGGCGTTAAGCAAGGACATAGATGATTCGTTAAGTGGCCAGGCGCTAGTTAACCATTTAGACCGTAAAATAGCTGCGCAAAACAAGCTGTATCGAGAGATGACAAAGAAGGGCAGGAAGCTGCAGAGCGGCATTGGCCTTTCTCAATATATGGACGACATGCAGGCCGAAATAGATGCTGCAACAGCTATCACTGCATCGTACCCGGTTGGCGACCCTGGCATGACGTATGCTAAATGGGGTGAAATGTCTAACCAGGACAGAAAAGATTACCTAGAGGCTGATGAATAATGGCTAGAACTAAAGCAGAGATACTAGCAAAATACGAGCCGCAAGCGATAGCACAAGGTCCTGTTGAAAGCCAAAAACTTAGAACTGTTGCCCAAGGCGCATCTTTTGGTTTTGCAGATGAGATCGAAGCCGCAGTAAGATCACTTGTTCCTGAGTCAATGGGCGGCAGGGACTATGAGGTCATTAGGGATGAATTAAGGGGCAAGCTGACAGAATATAAGACAGCAAACCCTGGCGAAGCTATTACCTTGCAAGTTGCCGGGGCTCTTGTCCCATCTGTTTTGATGATGATGGTTCCTGGCGGTCAATTGTCGGGAATGGGAAACCTGGGAAGAGCGGCTACCACTAGCGCTATAGAGTCAGGGCTATCTTCAATTGGAGAGTCTGAGGCGCAGACAGGCAAAGAGTTTGTGGGTGACGTAACAAAAGGCACTGCTGCTGGCACCGTTATAGGGACAGGCGCAGAGCTAATGTTAGGAAAATTTGGAGCGTTAGGCCGCAAGTTAATAGACTTCACGCGAGCAAAGTTTGGTGGCGCAGATACCGCCGTACAAAAAGAATTGTTAAGGTTATCTGAGTCTACTGGAAAGACTGTAGATGAGGTTATTGCTGACGTAGCAGAAGGTCGAATTATTGCCGACAATATGACGTTAGGGAATGCTATAAAGGCTATGGTCAATGAAGGCGGTGTTACGCGGTCTGAGATACTAGCGGCAAGCGGAGGAAGAGCTGCTAGGACCAGAGAGCAGGCAATGGGAGAGCTGCGCGAAACCATGACTCCACAGCAAGGCGACCCTAATGTAATCAGGGCTAGGCAGCAAACTCAGGAGCAGTTAAAGGCAGAAGAAAGCGCCGCATACGGCCAGGCATTTGAAGGAGGGCAAAATGTTTCTGCGCAGGTTGCTGATGAAATGCTTAATATATTGCAAACTGTGCCTACAAGCCGCCAGGCATTAAAAGAAATCTACGAAGCAAGGAGCATTGTTCCGTTATTTAGAGAAATGGACGACGGTTCAATTCAGTTTACGCGAGCGCCAACTTTAGAGGATGCCGAAATACTCCGGCGCAATGTTAAAGAGCAGACTGGAGCTAGATATAGAGCCGGCGAAGGCACTATGGGCGAGGTACTGGGAGCAAAAGAAAAAACCTTAAGGGGCGCAATTGATGTTGAGTCTCCAGATTTAGCTGCGGTTCGTGCAAGTTTTGCGCAAAGAGCTGGCGCACAAGAATTATTTGAGCTTGGCCAAAAGCGCGGTCTCACCATGAATGTGGATGAGCTGCAAGTATTGGTTGAAAGCTTGCCCCCAGAAAAGCTAGATGCTTTAAGAGCTGGCATGATGGATGCAATTAACAACAGGGCGCGACGGTCTGGAACAACGATCAGAGACCTTGCTAATGAAGACAGACAGCTCGGTGCAGCTTTGAGAGTAGTATTGCCAAAAGATCAGTCGCAAAGCGTGTTACAATCAGTTGGAAGGGCTGCAGAAGCTGGCGAGATGAACAAGTTTATACAGCCGCAGGCTGGCTCTCCCACACAAGCGCTAATGAAAGAATCTGAGCTTAGGGGCGCTGGAGTTTCTGCCGAGGATATGTTGAGAGGGTCTCAGCTTGATCCTATGGCTTTGATTAGAATTATCAAGACAGCGATTCCGTCAGCACAGGGGCTTAGTGACCAACAGATGACACAGGTTGCACGAGTTTTGTTTTCTGATGACCCCAAGCTAGTTGAGGCCGCGTTAAAAGACAAGACAAAATTAAGCGCGCTGCTTAAAAAGGCTGAAACTGTGGCCCAGGCATTGTCAGGTGGTGCTAGAATTGGCTTAGAGCAGCAGGCCGTAGAATACGCACAGGAGTAAGACGTGGAACTAAAACCATTAGAAGCAGATGACGTAGAAAATATTGCCCGTGAGGCCATCCTGGACGCTGTTGACTTTGTTGAGAGTGAAGTGGCTGAGGACCGTATTAAGGCCCAGCGCTACTACAACGGTGAGGTAGATATCGGTGAGGAAGAAGGCCGATCTAGCGTCGTATCTACAAAGGTGCGTGACGCTATACGATCTATTAAGCCCAGCTTGCTGCGTGTATTCCTGTCTACTGATCGCCCGGTTGAGTTTGTCCCTACCGGCCCAGAGGACATTAAGTTTGCCGAGCAGGCCACTAAGTACATCCAGTACAAGTTCCAGGAGCTGAACGGTTACGACGTATTGAACGATGTATTCCATGATGCCCTGCTAAAGAAGACAGGCATCGTAAAGGTCTACTGGGATACATACGACGAGAGCGAGACTTACACTTTTAACAACCTGAACGACATGGAGTTTTCTACCATTGTTAACGAGCAGGACGTTGAGGTTATCGAGCACACCACAAAGATAGAGATTGAGCTGGACGAGTTTGGTGCAGAGGTAGAGATGCCACGTCACGACCTCAAGGTCAGCAAGATCAGCGAGATGGGTGACCTGTGCGTTGAGGCTGTACCACCAGAAGAGTTTTTTATTGATCGTAACGCAAAGAGTATCGAGACTGCTTACGTTGTTGGCCACAGAACTGAAGTCCGAGTAAGTGACCTGGTCGCTATGGGGTATGACTATGATGTCGTATCTGAGATGTCTGGCCTAGGGCACTCTGACACATTCTCTGAGGTTGAGGACTACGAGCGCCGAGGGTATGAGCAGGACTATCAGTCAGAGAACCCTATGGACCCTTCTATGCGGGTTGTAGCTCTGACCGAGCTGTACATGAAGATAGACACTAACGGTACTGGCGTTGCAGAGATGCACAAAGTCGTATTAGGTGGCAGCGAGTATCAGTTGCTCGGCTATGAGCCCTGGGGTGACCAGCCTTTTGCTGCGTTTGAGATAGACCCTGAGCCGCATACGTTCTACGGCAAGTCTATTGCTGACCTGCTGTTTGAGGACCAGGACGCGGCCACCATGATGATCCGTGGAGTGCTGGACAACGTAGCGCTGACCAACCACCCCCGCACCGAGGTTATTGATGGCGCGGTGAACATGGACGACATGCTGAACAATGAGATCGGCGGTATCGTTAGGGTACGTCAGGGAGGGGCAATACAGCCCCTTTCAGTGCCATTTGTAGCCAATCAAACGCTAGCGGCTATCGAATACTATGATACGACCATTGAGCAGAAAGTAGGCATCTCAAAGGCCAGTTTAGGGCTTAATCCAGATGCATTGCAGGCAACTACTGCAACTGCGGTCCAGGCTACTATGCAGGGAGCGGCAGGTCAGATTGAAGTCATGGCTCGCAACCTGGCAGAAGGCGGTGTTCGACACATGTTTAAGCTGATGCTGAAGCTGGTGATTGAGAACTGCGACGAAGAAAAGATTATGCGCATTAGTGGCGAGGACTATATCCCCGTCGATCCGCGATCTTGGAATAAGAAGATGGATACCTCTGTCAATGTTGGCCTGGGTACTGGCCGGGAAGATCAGCGTAACGCTGCCCTGACTCAAGCCCTGCAGATGCAGATGCAGATATTCCAGGCATACGGCCCAGGAAACGGCCTTGTGACGATGACACAGATACGCAATACCCTGGCAGACATGCTGGCTCTAAATGGCGTTAGAAACGCTGACAGGTACTTTACGCCGATGAATCCAGAGCAAGAGCAGGCGCTACTAGCACAGCAGCAGCAAGGCCAGGAGCAGCAGCCACAAATGGACCAGGCAACCGCTTACCTCCAGGCAGAGCAGATGAAGGCCGAGGCTAAGTCTCAGACCGACATGGCGAAGCTGCAGATTGATGCGCAAAAGGCTATTGCTGCAGATGACCGAGAACGTGATAAGATGGACCAAGACCTCCTGGTTAACGCTGCGGAGATACTTGGCAAGTACGGTACAGCCGTAGACGTTGCCCAAATCAAGCAAATGCAGAACGTGCCACGATACCCGGCAGAGTCACCTGCACAAGCTGTAACTGGCGGTAGATTTTGAATATAAAAGACAAAGCGGCCAAAATACGGACGCTGAGTAATGACGACACCTATCAGGAAGTCATAAAAGAGATTCGGAACGCACAAGTAAGTGTATTTCTGAACGGCCAGTCTCAATTAGAGGCTATTAACGATGCGCATGATATAATCAGGGCGCTAGACAAGATCGAAGATTACTTCAACACTGTATTTGCAGACGAGGCAATATTCGACAAGAAAGAAAGAGGAACAGCACCGTGGAAACGACTGATACCGAAGTAGTAGAATTTGACGGCTCTATTGAGGGAGCCATTGCTAACATTATCGAACAGGATGAGCCTGCAGAAGAGCAAGAAGAGCTGCTTGAAAGCGAGCCTGAAGGTGAGAGTGAAGATGAGCAACCTGACGATGAATCCGATGAGGATGAGTCAGATGAGGAAACGGAAGATTCCGAGGACGACGAAGATACTGAAGATGCCGCCCAGGAGGGCCAGTCATTCACTGTTAAGGTAGACGGACAGGAAGTGGCTGTAACCCTAGATGAGCTCAAGCAAGGATACAGTGGTCAGAAGTACGTCCAAAGGGGTATGCAAGAAGCTGCAGCGCAGCGTAAGCAGGCCGAAGAGGTTTACAATGCCCTTTTAAACGAGCGCCAGAACATTGCTCAGATGTATCAGCAGATACAAGCTGGTGGAGTTCAGCAAGCGCCACAACCGCCATCGCGTGAATTGTTTGACACCGACCCTATTGGGTACATGGATGCCAAGCTGAAATACGATGACGACGTGGCCGCATATAACGGTCAGATGCAACAGTTTGAGGCTGTGTCACAACAACAGTCCCAGGCGCAGCAGGCCGCTATGCAGGCTTACCTCCAGCAAGAAATGGAAACCCTGAAACAGCAGATTCCAGAGTTTTCGGACGATAAGAAGGCATCCGCAGTACGCGAAAAGATGCTGACTATTGGTTCCGAGGTTTATGGATATCAGCCAGAAGAGATCGGTCAGATCATGGACCACCGCGCAATCAGAGTATTGCATGATGCCATGAAGTACCGTGAAATTATGAATGGGAAGAAAGCTGCTGAGGACAAAGCCAACCCTGCAAACCGCAGATCGCGGACAGTGAAGGCTGGGTCTAAACCTACACCGAGCAAGAAGAAGGCGCTGGAAAAGCGACGAACAAAACTTAAATCCACCGGGAGTATCGATGATGCTCTTGGATTAATCTTAAATACTTGAGGTAATACATCATGGCACAGCCATCAAACACTTTTGACACCTACGATAGCGTAGGCATCCGGGAAGACCTGCAGGACGTTATTTATTCAATTAGCCCTGAAGAGACTCCTTTCTACTCAGCTTGTAAGAAAGTAAAAGCCAGCAACACTCTGCACGAGTGGCAGACTGATACTCTCCGTTCAAGCGCTGACAACAAGCACATCGAAGGCGACGACACTACTTCTGAAGCCCGTTCTGCTACTACTCGCCTGGGTAACTACACCCAAATCTTCAAAAATTCTGTGTCTATTCCTGACACTGATGAAGGCGTTAAGAAGGCAGGCCGCGCAGCAGAAATGGCGTACCAGACCCTGAAGATCGCAAAAGAGCAGAAGCTCGACATCGAAGCAGCTCTGTTCGCTAACAACGCTCGCGTTGCTGGTAACAGCACTACTGCTCGTGAGCTTGCTGGTGCTCCAGCTTGGTTGGTAACTAACTCTACTAACGAAACTGGCAACTCTGGCGCTGATCCCACCGGCGACGGCACTGACGCTCGTACCGATGACGGCACTCCAGTTGCATTCTCTCAGGCGCGTTTCGACGCTACTATGCAGAGCATCTGGGCAGAGGGCGGCAAGCCTGACTCAGTTTACCTGTCTGCTTTCCAGATGAATGTTGCTCTGGGCTTTGCAGGTAACAACAACCAGCGTTCACAGGTCCAGGCCGGTGACGAGAAAGTTGTTAAGTCTCTGGCTGTATACGTTACTCCTTGGGGAACTGTTGAGTTTGTTCCTACTCGTGAGAACCGTAGCCGTGACGTGTTCATCATGCAGAACGACATGTGGGCAGTTGGTATGCTCCGTCCTACTAAGAATACTGCTCTGGCCAAGACTGGCGACTCAAGCCGTCGTCAGGTTCTGACTGAGCTGACTCTTATTTGTAAAAACGAGAAGGCGTCTGGTATCATTGCTGATAACACGACTTCCTAATCGATGTAGTACAGAAGGGGGGCTCCGGCCCCCTTTTTTTGGAGATTTTTATGGCAAAGCCAGCAAAAGGCAAAGCGAAAGTAAAAGTAACCGCATCTGGCAAGAAGGTATCCTACGGCCAGGCAGGTAAGGCCAAGTCAGGCGGCGCTAGGGTAAAGCCTGGAACTAGCAAGGGTGATAGTTATTGCGCCAGGTCTCTAGGCATCAAAAAGGGTCTGCCCAAATCTAAGCAGAACGACCCCAACACCCCCAATAATTTAAGCCGCAAGAGATGGAAGTGCTCTGGGGCTAAGTCGAGGAAGTGATATGAGTTTATACGCCAACATTCATAAGAAGCGAGCTCGCATTAAGAAACAGAAGGCTGCCGGCAAGAAGGTAGAGAAGATGCGCAAGCCTGGTACAAAAGGTGCGCCAACCAAGGCGGCTTTTAAGAAGGCCGCTAAAACTGCAAAGAGGAAATAGATATGCCAATGGTCAACGGTAAGAAGTACGCATACACAAAGTCAGGTATGGCCGCTGCAGCGAAAGCCAAGTCAGCCGCTAAAAAGAAGAAGGCTCCAGTTAAGAAGAGAGGCAAGAAGTAATGTTACTCAAGGAATCTGTAAAAGCTACCGACTCCGGGATCATCGTACAGAAGACGTATGACAACGATGTCCATATTGAGAAGGCTAAAATGCTGCGTGAGGCAGGTGTAGGCCAGACTGGTGAGAGCCGCCTGGTAGGCACTATCCCTATGCACATTGTCGCAGAGTGGATGAAGGAAGCTGGGCTATCCTGGGATGATAACGAGGCCAAAAAGGACGTTATTAAGCGCAAGATGCTGTCTGGCGACTTTGACAAGTTTAGGGTCTGGAAAGGAACATACTGATGCGCTATTTTAAGCTGTCAGACTTTGATTGCCAGGAGACCGGCAACAACGAGATGTCTGATGAGTTCCTGTGGGCTCTTGACTCGCTGCGCCATGCTTGCGGGTTCCCGTTTATCATTACCAGTGGCTACCGCGATCCAGAAGGCCACAGCATTGAAAAAGCGAAGGCCAAGCCAGGCACCCACGCACGCGGAATTGCCGCAGACATTAAGATCAACAATGGCAACGAGGCATACCAGATCATTAAGCACGCCCAGGAGATGGGGTTTAATGGCATAGGGGTCGCCAAGACGTTTATCCATGTAGACATAAGGGACTCAATGCCTGTTATCTGGTCATACTGAGGTTCCACGTAGAACATGCCCTGCCTAGTGCGGGGCTTTTTTTTGCCTGTTTGTTACTGAAAGTGTTGACGGAGTAGTCGTAAAGCTTTACAATGGCACCTCAATCAATAAAGAAAGGGCAACAAAATGAAAGCATCTTATTTATCACAGTGGGAAATCCAGCAAATGGCTGAAGCAGCTCTTACTTCATACGAGTTTAGCTGTTGCTGGAAGCGAGCCTTTGAAGAGGCTTGTGAGTTTGCAGCAGATGAGTTTGGGGTTAAGGCTACTAAAGCTCAAGCTGCGACAGCAATAAGAATTGCTCAAACTGGATGGGAAGGAATCCGACAGTCAGTGCAAAAAGTAATGTATAGCTGATTTAACCGCCCTTTCGAGGGCATTTGCTGTAGGAGGCAATTATGGGAATAAACGATCTAAACGATCTGGAGCGCGGTGAGTACGACTGCGTTGTAGGTTATCAGGCCCTGGAAGGGCAATCAGAGGCTTACTATGCAGGTTATGGTGAGCAGTACGCAAAAGAAATGACTGTAGGAGGTCAAAAATGAATCAAGCAACACCAGCAACAGGGCACATGACAATAGCAGCACTTGAGCCATCAGAGAAAGAGGCGCTAGTGGGCATCCTACCAGCAGGGCGACCCGCTCTGGCAAGACTAGTTGAATACCTAGCCAATAACCCGCATTCACCATCAG